GGTCGTTTAGGTGGTATAAAAAGTGGCGAAGCAAGAGCTTTAAAAAAGAAGCAAAACGAAGCAAATGCTTCAAAAAACGAAGCAAACGAAGCTGTAACTGTTAATGTAACTGTTAATGATACTGTAACTGTAAATGATATATCTATAATAGAGAATTTTTTTATTGAATTTGAAAATGGATCACATATTTTAGAAATTGCAAGAATTAACAAATTTACTATTGAATCTGTTAAACTAAAATTAATAGATTTTAGAAAGTTTGCTGAACTTGAATATCCTAATTACGGTAAATTTGTTTCCCACTTTAAAAACTGGATTCTAAAAAACCCACCTAAAGACAATAACGCACCACTTAAAATGGTTTACTAATATGGCAGATTTAAAAGTAATTAACCTAGCGGATAAAAAAGAATATATTATTGATGTTCAAAAGAATGGTGAGAATCAAATGGTTTGCCCTGAATGTTCAGCAACTCGTAAAAAGAAAACAGATAAATGTTTTAGCTTTAACTTATCTAAAGGTGCAGGACGTTGCAATCATTGTGGGATAGTTTTAGTAGAATTTAAAGACTTTACAGAAAAACACACACAAATTGAATATAAGAAGCCTAAACCAATAGAGTTAAGTAAATATACAGAAAACTGTTTAAAGTTCTTTAAAAGCCGTTTAATTAGCGAAAAAACACTATTAGAGTTAAAAGTATCTGAAGCAGTTGAATGGATGCCAAAAGCAAAAAAAGATATTCCAACTATTCAATTTAACTATTTTCGTAATGGTGAGCTAATAAATATTAAATCTCGTGGCAAAGATAAAGACTTTAAACTTTACAAAGATGCTGAACTTATATTTTATAACTTAGATTGTACTATCGACAATGATACTATCATAATTGTTGAGGGTGAAATGGATGCTTTAGCACTCTATGAATGTGGTTTACATAATGTTATATCAGTTCCAAACGGTGCTACTATGGGTAAAATTAACATGGAATACCTAGATAATTGTATCAATTCGTTTAATGATAATACTAAATTTATATTGGCAGTTGATAATGATAAAGCTGGATTAAACTTACAGGATGAACTAGCTAGACGTTTAGGTTATGAAAATTGCAGTAAGGTTACTTTTAAAGACTGCAAAGATGCAAACGATTGTTTAATTAAATATGGTATTAAAATTACTTTAGATTGCATTAACGATGCTAAAGAGTTTCCTATTGTTGGCGTGTTTGATGCTAATGATATTAAACAAGATATTTACAATTACTATAACAATGGTTTACCTAGTGGGTGTGGTATTGGTATGGCTGAAATGGATATGCACTTAAAATTTCAAGAGGGTTACTTAACTTGTATTACTGGAATACCAGGACATGGTAAATCTGAATTTTTAGACTTTTTACTTTGTCGTTTAAATGTTTCACATGGTTGGAAAACAGCTTTATTCAGTCCAGAAAATCATCCATTAGAATTACATTTTAGTAAGTTTGCTGAAAAAATGATAGGAAAACCATTTGAAGGTAGCAACCGATTAAGTCCAATTGATTTACAAAATATGATCGATTACCATTCAAAGAACTTCTTTTTTATTAATCCAGAATCAGACTTTAAACTAGATAATATTTTAGATTCAGTTAGGCAGCTTGTTAGAAAAAAGGGTGTTAATTGTTTTGTAATAGATGCTTGGAATAAATTAGATCATCAATACGGTAACAATGAAACTAAGTATATTAGTGAGCAGTTAGATAAATTAACTAGGTTTTGTGAGTTAAACAAAGTTCATTGCTTTTTAGTTGCTCATCCTACTAAGATTAAAAAAGATACTAATGGACTTTATGAAGTACCTAACCTTTATTCAATCTCTGGTTCTGCTAACTTCTATAATAAAACAGCAAATGGAATAACTGTTTATAGAAATCTATCTACTGGCATAACAGAAATTTACATACAGAAAGTTAAATTTAAACATTGGGGACAAACTGGATGCGTTCAATTAGCATGGGATAAATCAAATGGACGATACTACAAAGGAACTCCTAACTATGATAATTGGCTTAGCTACGAACAACCCAAAACATTACCCCCAAACACAGACTTTCTAGATATAGTGATTAATGATGAGAAAAACCCTTTTTAACCCATAACAACCATGAAGACAACAGAGCAAACATCTTTATTTGATGAAAAATACACTAAATTTACTGATTTATATTGTGGTAAAACACCTTGTATTATAATTCAAAAAGATAAAACACACGTGTTAATTCAATTAGAATCAGGGTCAATAATAGCTACACCAATAAATTCATTAGATAAAAATTACGGTAAAATATTAACTAAATAATAAAAAGTATAATGAAAGCTAATGAATTGAGAATAGGTAATTGGTTTAAATCTAATATTTACCAACAAGTAACAATAGAACATTTAGAGTTTTTATTAAATGATTCTATTAAAGATAAATCAATTATGCAACCAATCCCACTAACAGAAGATATACTGGTGAAGTGTGGGGCTACATATAAACAATATAGCGGTTGGAAACAATGGAATATAAACGGATTAAGTTTTAACCAAAATGGTAATGGTATTGATTTTAGAGATGTTGAACTTACAATATACCATTTACACACTTTGCAGAACTTAATATTTGCCCTTACTGGTGAAGAACTAAATATTATTTTGTAGTGTCAAAGATATTGCGTAGGTTTGTTCATCGACAAAAATCAGTTAATAACCATTGCAGCGAACAGCAAACTGTTAATTAATTTAACGGCTAAACTTTGCAACTACCGTTATATCAAAGATGATTTGTTTCAAGAGTTCTTACTGTTATTATTGGAAACTGAAGAACAAAAGTTAATCGATAAAATGAAAGAAGGTAAATTCATTAGTCATTGTTCTAATTTGATTCATAGGTTAAACATGAACAGATATAGAGATAAAAAGTATGTTAATAGCAGGAATGTATTAGTTGAAAGGAATGATACTTTTGAATTAAATTTTGAAATTAAAGATGAAAGTTATAACTTTGATATTGACATGAAGTTTGAAAAGGTGGTTAAGCTAGTTAGAGAACAACCGTTAAAAGGTCAAATACTATTTCAATCAGTTGTTACAAGTACCAGAGAAATAGCAAGCGAACTAGGAATGAATCACAGACAATTGATTTACCAGAATGTAAAATTTAAAGCAGAATTAAAAAATAAACTAAAATAATGGAAACACTTTTAAAACATAAAGACTTTATTGAAATGGTTGCTAGGGATTTAATACGCCCAGATGAATCTCAACAAGCAGTTAAAGAAGTATTAGCAGCTTATTCTAAGATAGATAAAACAGCAGAAGTATTAGTAGGTTGCTCAACTTGCGAGAATAAGTTTAAAGATACTTTTAAGATTATATTGGCTTATTTGAATAAACCAGAGGATAAACCTAAATCTAAAAAGTAAATGGAAGCTGAACAACCAAAAGCATTTAAAGCAGTTTACAATGTTCCTTTAGTTGGAATGTCTAAACGTAAACAGAACTTACTAATTGATAGAGCTGAACGTTTATTAAAGGTTTCAATACCTAAATACTACACATTAGGCAAAGCTAAATATCCTCATAAATTTGAAATATATTACACTACACATGATAACAACTCTTTGGAAAACTAATACTTTTAAGTCTAAGATACTTAATAGAACTTTTATAATTATATTGAACTGATGATTGAGATTATAAAACAATATAAAATAAATAGTGTAAACTTTGTATTTTTTAAAAGGGATAATGTTAATTTATATTTATCTTCATATAGTGAAATTACAAATAATGATATGTTAAATTTTCTAAACTAATGAAATACCTAATACTATTAATCCTATTTGTAGGATGTCAAAAGAATAAAAAAACAGTAGAACCAGAACCAACAGCTAAAGTGTATTGTTGGTATCAAATGGGGTTTAATAACTCATTCGTATTCTACAAATGCACCTCAACAGATGCAGAATATCAAGCTACTTCAAACTATGGAGCAGCTAATCAAATGAACCTAACTGTTAAAGAAAAGAACAGTTGTAATGAGTGTCAATAATGGCTAAGCATAAATACATAGAAACACCTGAAGCTCTTTTAGAGTTGTTTGAACAGTATAAAGAAGATTTAAAAGAACAATCTAACAGTTGGATTGAATGGCAGTATGTAGGTAAGGATGGAAACAGAGTTGAAGATAAGTTAAAAGTACCTATGACAATGGAAGGATTTAGACGTTTTGGATATGACAATGGAGTTACTGTAAAGCATTATTTTGATAATTCTAATAAAGCATACGAAGATTATTGTACAATCTGTTCGCGTATAAGCAACGAGATAAGAGAAAATCAAATAATTGGAGGTTTACTAGGTAAATATAATCCTAGCATTACACAGCGTTTAAATGGCTTAAAAGAGCAATCAGAAGTAACTGCTAAAACTGAACAGCCTTTGTTTGGTAATGATAAAGAAATGGACTAATGGCATTCATATACACTACTGCAATAAAGAAGATAAGGAAACTTACTAGGTTTTGTAGTGGTATTCAAGGCGGTACAAGTGCGGGTAAAACTGGTGCAATACTTCCTATCCTAATTGATTACGCCGCAAGGAATCCAAGTAGTGAAATATCTATTGTTGCAGAATCATTTCCACATCTTCGTAGAGGTTGCATTAAAGACTTTAAAAAGATAATGCTTGATACTGGACGTTGGGTTGATGAACATTGGCGATCTACTGATAGTACTTATACCTTTGCTAATCGTAGCAGTATTGAGTTCTTTAGTGCAGATAATGATTCTAAATTAAGAGGCGCAAGGCGTGATGTTCTTTATATGAATGAAGCTAACAATATGACGTTTCATGCTTATACCGAGTTAGCATCAAGAACAAAGCAAAAGGTTTATTTAGATTGGAATCCAGTTAGCCCGTTTTGGTTTCATGAAGATTTAGCAAATGATAACGATGTCGATATGTTAATTATTGATTATCGAGATAATGAAGCTTGTCCAGAATCTGCATTAAACTTTATCCTAAAAGCAAAAGAGAAAGCTGCCAATAGTTCATTTTGGGCAAATTGGTATAATGTTTATGGGTTAGGGCAAATTGGATCTTTACAAGGTGCGGTATTTGAAAACTGGAAACAATGTGATGAAATACCAAAAGATGCTGAATTTATATCTTATGGCATGGATTGGGGCTTTACTAATGATCCAACAACTTTAACGGCTGTTTATAAATACGATGGGGCTTTATACCTAAAAGAGTTAATCTATCAAACTGGATTAACCAATAGTGATATTATAACTAAATTAAAAGAGTTAGGGGTTAAACCGCATGATATGATTGTGGCAGATAGTGCAGAACCTAAATCAATCGAAGATATAAGAAGAGCGGGTTTTAGAATAGATGGGGCTAAAAAAGGTGCTGATAGTATTAGAAACTCAATAGATACTTTGCAAGCATATCAATTGTATATTACCAAAGATTCATTAAACGCTATAAAAGAAGCTAGGAATTATAAATGGGCTACCGATAAAGAGGGTAATAAGTTAAATGTACCAATTGATGGGTTTAATCACTTTTGGGATTCTGTTCGTTATGTAGCCCTAAACCGCCTTAAAAAATCTACCTTCATTATACAATAGTTTGTAAAATCTTTAAAAAAAGTGTTAATACTTTAATGAAAGTGATTAATAGATACGAAGATTTAACGGTGGAACAATTCCAACAATTAGAGTTTCTCAAAGAAGATACTACCTTAGATAAGTTAGATAGTGCTATTAAAAGACTTTCTATTTTATCAGGTAAATCAATTGATTATATTGAATCTCTTAATGGAACAGAGGTTTATAACCATTTACTTAGTGCTGTATTTTTAACACTTCCTATAACTGAAATGTCTAGTACAGAGCAGTTTAAACTAGGAGGTAAACAGTTTAGGTATATCAAACATATCTACGAATACAACATAGCACAGGAGAAAGACTGGAAAGAGATTTTAGCAGCTAATGATAATAATTATTATAAGTGCTTACCTGAGTTAATGGCTATTTGTCATCAAGAGTTTGAGAATGATAAGTGGGTTTATAATCCTAATAATCACTTAGAAAATGTAGAGTTATTTAAGAAATCAAAACTTAGCGAATCACTTGGGGCTGTTTTTTTTTATTCAAAATGTTTCAAGATCTATACAGAAACTATAAAGGATTGTTTAACTCAAACGCATTTAGTGATGAACGAAGTAAATCAAATGATGATGGACGACCAAGACTTTCAGAATTTTTTGAAAGATGGGGTTGGGAATACTCAGTTGGCTTAGTGGTTCAAGATACCAACTTAACAGAGGATGATGTTTATAGTTGGAGCGTAACAAGGTACTATCAAAAGTTAGCATACTTAAAAGATAAAGGAAAGTTTGAAATACAATTAAATGGCAGTAGATAAAGAGATAATCAAAATATTAGATGAGTTTAATTTAAAACTTGCAGAAGATACTAGAATCTCTTTACAAACTAAATTAGATGAAAGAGCTGCTAAATATAACGGTAAAAGAGTAAAGAGTAGATTATGGGCATCTGTTAAGCCAGTTGCAACCGTATTTAATAACGGTAGTTTAAAAATGAAGCTCACAATGAATGACTACTGGGGCGTTGTTAATGATGGAAGAAAGGCTAGTGATGTAAGCGAGGATGGGCAAAGTAAAATAGCCGATTGGAGTGCAACAAGGGGGTTAGCTGAAAAGATTAGAATAACTGATTTAGAAGCTAGGAAACAAAGACAAAGTTTATCAGAGCGAAAAGGTAAACTAAAGACTTTAAAGAAGATGCCATTTGATAGAGCAAAGAAAGCAGCGGGTTATTTAGTTGCTAGGAGTTTAAAGAATAAAGCATTAGAACCTACGCACTTTTTTGATGATGTTATAAATGATGGTAGATTAGAAAAGTTAAGTGAGGATATAACAAAGATTTTTAGAACAGAAATATTAATAGAAATTAGATAAATGGCATTAACAGTATATGCAAACCCAGCAGTATTAACACCTGCTTATAATGACCAGATATTTACAGCACTATCTAATCAGATAGCAGTTGCTGACTTTAAATATATCGTTACCGTTGTAGTTAATGGCGATACTGCTAATACTTATACAGAAGATATATTGCAACGCCCCGATGGGTTTTTAGTGTTTAATGCTTCACAATGGGTTAAGAATTATATTGAACATTACATTGAAGTAGATGATGTTTCATTAATTTACCCTTTAAATATTGCAACTAATAAAAGTGTAGAAGTTGAAGTTAAGATTAAAGAATATTATACAGCAGCCATCCAATCAACTTACACTAAAAACTACTCAGCTTTTGATGCCTGTTTAACGGATGATGATTTTAGAAACTACGACTTTAATGATTATGTTTTTGGATCTACAGCAGGTAAATACTTCTTATCTAAAACAATTGATACAATAACACCTGATTCCAGATTAGCATTAAACCAACCAATGTTTATCCATTTTATTAATAGAACGGTTAACCCATTAGATGAAATCAAATTAGAGTTAAGACGTGCAGGTGCTACAA